AAGCCTAACTCTTTGGAATCTATTTTTCCATTTTTCGTTTTGAAAAAAATATATCATAATTCCTCGTAAATCGTTCTATTTTGCGTGTTTTGGTCTGTTCCTTGTCATTATCCTAGAAATAACTTAAAATGCAATACAAGGCAATCTGTGAGCTTGCAGGGGCATTATATAGTGGGGCATACCTCGTCAACAACCAAACAAAAAAACCACTCGTTTGAGTGGCGTGTAATTGAAGAGTTATGACCTCGCTTTCTATTTAATTAAATTTTGCTCGTTAATGCTTTCAAGCGCTTTTTTTATTTGTTCAGGCTTTCCAGTTATAACTAATTTTATCGTATCTTTATTTTCAGCGTTCTTTTTACCTACTTTAAACGAGAACCAACTGTACAAGATGAATGATACAATATAAACAATATAAACCATTTACACCTCTTTCATTTCTTCAATTGTTTCCTCTACTGTTCTATGCAAATCATAGTAGAAAACACCAGTATAATGTTCATCTTGTTCTTTTGTCCAAGTTTTATAGTTTGTTTCGTCCATGATTTCGTTGACCATTTCAGAGTGTTCATTTAAGTTTGTAACAAGAATTTCAAGAGCTTTTAGAGGAGCTTTTTTAAATTTTGCTAAGAACTCATACGCTTTGGTAACTTCTTGAAGCATACTAAACAAGTCCATGTATTGTGCTTCACTATAGGCATGCACTTGGCTTTCATCTTTTGGAAAATGCTCATCTACTTGTTTGTCATGTAATTTTAAAGTGTCGTTTAGTAATTTAGTTTCATTTTTTAGTTTCATTTTTTAGTTCCTCTTTCTTTCTTACGCTTGCATTCCTGTTAATTTGTTCAAGTATTTTGTTTTTCGGTCGATGTGGTACTCTAAATTGTTCCCCCATCGTGTTTGAAGTGAAAGTTTTAGACATTCAATGATGTAACTTTTAAGTGTTCCGTTTGTGTTGACATCTTCTAAAGTGTAGAAGTATTTTCCTTGTGTCCCCTCACTTGCATTGTATTCATTAAGTTCAAAGATTTCATTTTCGGCAAATGCTTCAAGTTCTTCTTTTTTTAAGTTATTAAAGCCACTAGAGAAACGAATAAAGTTCAATGTATTTTCATTAATCATAATAGTTACCTCTTAGTTTTATAATATTAGTGTTGTCTGTGATTGTATTGGAATAGATATAATGCTCGTCGCTCAAGAGTTGTACAGCCCTGTATAAGCTGTTTTCGGTTTCTTCTGTACAAATTACCATAAGTTCTACTTCAAGCGTTCTAAACGTCTGATAAATGGCTGAATTGTTGCTTACTTGACTCACAATAGGGTGTATTTCAGCAAACATCACTCCAGTTGGTTCTCTTTCATAGTCCAAACTAACGGTAAAGCCTAAATCTTCGAGAAACTCTTTGATGTCTAATTTTTTATTTTGTAAGTTAATCATTTATTCCCCTTTGTAAGTATCTAACAACCAATTAACACGATTAGAAAACCACTCATGTCGTCCTTGTGTACTGAAATATTCGAGATTTTGGATATTTTGATTTTTAATAAAGTGGAACAGTGCCGTTTCATCAAAAGAAATTGTACCATTATAAAAAACAAAATCAAGTGTTTCAACTATTTTATCAGCTAAATTAGCTTTTTCAGCAAACTTTTCAGCCTTACGAACTTTAGGGCTATTGACTTCGGTATTACGTACCAAACGCAAGAAGTAAGACTGTTCAGCTAGCATATTTAGCTTTCCTAGCGTGTTAATAATAATCATATCAGCAACTTCACGGTTAATCACTTCGTCTTTTTCGAGGTTTAGACCGTATTTTTTGTTTGTGTTACGCTGATAGTTGTTAATGTGTTGTTTTACCTCTAGCATATCATGAATAAGCTCCAAAGTGATGATATGTGTATTTTTTAAAAAAGTGAGTTTTTCTTTACTGATTTTCATAGTTTGTATGTATTCCTTTCAATTAATTCCATTAAGTTAGTAAAATCAACTGCGAACAGAGGGGGAACAAGTTCTCTCACAAGTTCCTTTGCTTCCTCCATTCGTCCTTGTAGACTTAATTTGTCTACTTCATCAAGTATCATTTCATAGTCATATCCCATTCATGAACTCCTTTAGAATGGTAATTGTTCATCAGGGATATCAACAGGAGTATTACCACCGAACAAGTCAACCGTGTTATTTTGTGGTTCGCTATTGTCACGATTTAGGTTAAATTCAGGCGTTACTTTAGCGTATGAAGCGTTATAATAAGTTTTGTCGCCTTTTGTTTCTGCTTTAATTTGGTCGATGTATACAGTTACGATGTCGCCATAATTTACGCTATCAGGTAGCCAAATACCTCCGATATAATGCTCAAATGGATATGCTTTAAATGATAGAACTTTTTTAGTTCCTTTTGCTGTTTCAACTTCTTTTGTATTAATTTCGTTTACTTTCAAAGTTTCGATGATTTTCATTTTTTTGTTTCCCTCTCTTTATTTGATAGTTTAATTATAACGTGTTTATTTTCTTTTGTCAAGTATTAAGCATTCATGTTTACTTTTCCTTGTTTGCAAAGTTCGTTTGCACGATCGCTTGACATTTCTTTGTTTGCTACCATTTTTTTCAAGTCGCTCAAATTGTATTGATAACTTGCTTTAGGTACTGCTTTAGGACGTGGTGCATTGTTTTGACCTTTGTTTGTACTGTCTGCGTCTTTGGTATCATCTAATTTCAACGCTTGACCGTAAGCATATTTACTAGCGTATGATTGACTAGCCCCAGTCGCTTGTGCTTTGTCCATTCCTTTTTTATTGATGTCAATGACTGCCCAACCGTCGCCAGTTGTAACATCGTTAAGGTTATCAGGGTCATAAATGTCAATATGAACGTGTAACATCAGTTCGCCATTCATTTCTTTCATTTCTGTGTACGCTTTTTCCATTAGTCCATACTGTAATAACAGAGGTTTCAAAGCCGTTTGAATATCCTCGTTGTTTCGAAAATTGTACTTCCCAAAACTGTTATACTGACTTTTTGGTACTTTGATTTCATTGATTAGTTTTAGAATTTTGCTTTCCATTATAGGATCACTCCTTTATTTACATGTTTTTTGTACATTTTCCACAACCATTTAAAGAACCATCTGATGTATCTACCAAGTTCTTCGGCTACATTTTCAACTGTTTTAAACGCAAGCCAAATAAATATAATTGTTAATAATAAAGTCAACATTATTTAATACCTCCGATGTATTCATGTATTTGTTTTAATTGTTCTTTATTATCTTTTTGCGTGTATTTTCCTTTTCTGCCTGTTTTTGTTTTCTTTTCAGCAGGTGGGAAGCCTTTAGCGTTAAAGTATTGTCTTACATACTCAAAAAATGTTAGTGCATTAGTATAATTATGTTCGCCTAGCATTTTATGATATTCTAAGCTAGTTTCTCGCCATTTATTGAAGTCATTCCAGTTCAGAACCATATTTTACCTCTCTAATAAACCAACCGTTCAAAGGCTCATCTTTATTCAACCAAAATTTTAAATAACTTTCTGTAACGCTGAAATGTTTCGCCATATCCTCAAAGGTTTTAAACCATAAGAATTTATGATGATTCAAAGCACAATATTTATACATGTTTCGCTTCCTTTCATTTTTCTACTTTCTTTTTAAAATGTTGTAAATATTTAGCTACTTCATGTTTATCAATTTCTTCTTGTGTCCATTTATAACGGTTATTAATAGGTGGACGAGCATAGAAATCAATACCTCCGTCTTTAGGTAGCCAAGCATTAACGTTATCTGGTTCTGGAATACAGATATAAAATAACTCATCTTTTGCTACTTCCCACTTGTCACGGTTCAACAATAACCACAAATGAGCTTCTTTAGTATACCCACATAAGCCAAATACTTCTAAAATGTTTTCATACTTCTCTGTATTGCCGACTTCTACTTCTTCATACAATTTATTGAAAATTTCTCTGCCAAAACGTTTACTATATATTGTATCATCAGTATCTAATGTTTGATGTTTTTCTAGCCATTCGTTCAACTCTTTAGAGATAATAATTTTTTCTGTCATTTTATTTTCGCTTCCTCTCTTCTTCTAATTTCTTCTAGTTCTGCTTTTCTGCCTTTGAACTCTTCAAAGATTGATTTTTGAAGTGCTACCCAGTCCTCTGCTTCTGAACGTTCAAAACCCATTAGAACAGCCACGTTAATATAATCGTTATATTTGCCCATGTCTTTCTCATACGGTTCATTTGGCTTCTTCCCTGCCCTTACAGAGTACTTTAAAGCATTAGTTAAAGCAAAACCTTGTCCGGTTGTGAAGTTATATTTCCAAAATTTTAAGTCCCATTCACTTCCCCAGATTAGAAACTCTTCTAATTGAATACCGTACTTATTTGCATAATAATCTTGTGCCATTATCTTTCAACCTCCAAAATTTTCTTACCATTTTCATCAAATACAACTGCTTTTGCAATTGTTGATGTAACATTCATATCTTCTCTAATACATTCTACTGCGGTTCTTAACTTTTTGACTTCATAAGTCCAACTATCTGAACCATCTTCTAAAATGTAAATCACTTTAATCATTTTTGTTTCCTCTCTTAACTTGATGACTTAATTGTATCGAACTTTTTTAGCTATGTCAATTACCATTGTGTTTCAATTCTATGTAATTTTTGTAACATTCTTCTGAACAGAATGCTTTTTTAGCGTTACATTGTTTATCACACGCTTGACACGTTCCACCGTCTAAAATAAAATGAACGTTTTTAATTGCCCATTCATCACACCAAAATTCTAGCGTGTTGTTCGCTTGCTGTTCCTCCATGCCTAAATTATCAATCATATATTTAAAGCACAAAGATAGCTTAGCTTCAAACTTGCTTAGATGTTCTTGCATGAAGTCATATAGTTCTGTTACATCAGCTTTTGATTTTCTGAACTCCTCTAATTGTTCTAGGTCTGTCAATCGTGGTGGATATTCTCTTTTTGTTCCGTCGTCATAATAATATACTACTTTTTCGATTGTCATTATTTGATTCCTCTTTCTTTGATTTTGTTCGCTACTACTTTATAGTACATTCTTGTTTCATTGATAAACGTGTCATCTACTTTACTTTCTTTTTGACGTTTCCCTTTTTGTTCTAATCTGTCTAATAACTTAACAAGACCTTTTGCACTAAAATTTTCAATGAAGCGTTCTATCTCTTCTTTTTTATCTGATTTAACGCCTGTTAAACGCTCATAGAGAACGATTAAGACATCTAGCATAGAAATATCCTCCACTTGTTTATAATAGCTATAAACGCTATTTAAAAGACCTAGAAGCATATCCTTTTCAATATCTGTTACTGGTTCTTTTTGTTGAAGTCTTAGGACTACTTTATTAAGTGTTTCGAGTGCGATTTTCATTTGTTTAGTTCCTTTTCTAGTTCATTTAATTCTAACATACTTCTTTTGAAAAATCTACTACTTTGTTCAGATTTTTTAATTTCGCCACGATCTAGATAGCGTTTAATTCTTTCAGCGTCACGAACCATGAAGTCGAAAAGATGTCTCGCCCAAAATTCTTTGTTTTTTCTTTCTAGTTTATCCATTTGTTTCCCTCTCTTAACTTGATGACTTAATTATACAAAAGGAAAACTGCAATGTCAAATATAAAGCGATTAATCGTTAATTTCTTTTACTTTTCCGTTTTGTTTCAATGCTGTTAAAAGACTTTCAGCGTCATTTTTGGTTTCCTCGTATTCTTCCCCCTCTTTTTGTTCCTCTTCTAGTATTTCTTTAGGCTTGTTACCTGTGGGGTCTATGATTTGAAATTGTTCCCCTACGTATCCTAGACAGACCTCTTTTTCATAAGCATAGTTTCTAGCCTCAACAGTCAAGATTGAATACTTGCTATTCTTTCCCATTTTAGGGCTTAGGCATAAACAGAACTCAAACCATGCACCAATTGCTGAACTCCCTAATGCGTGAGTACTGCGAACTCTAAAAGACTTTTCCTCAAGAGATTGATTGTTCGTGTCTTTTCTAGCGTGAGCAATTAATAAAAATGTTACATCATTTAAAAGCAACTTCAATCGTGTTATATTGTTCAGAACGTCATTCATACTTGACATGTCATTTAAAATATTTCTATCTGTCAGCATGTCTTTTAAATTATCCAAAATAACAAACTTGATATTATTTTCTTTGATGAACTTATAAAGTCCATTCATGTGATTTGTGTTATCTAGTTTAAAAATTCCCCCAGTAATGAAATGCAAATTATCAGGAACATCATTATAAGCCTTTAACCGTTGATGTAGTACGAAGTCAGTATCTTCATTGTCAATTATAAGCACGTTCGCTTTTTTAGTTTTAAAATAGCCAAAGGGTACACCTTTAGCTACGCTTAAAGCCATTTGCAACGTGGTAGAGCTTTTAAAAGACTTCTGTGGTGCAATGGTTAGACCTGCCTGCCCTCGTGGTACTAAGTGTTCTATTAGCCATTCGTTACCACTTTTGAAGTCCTCTTTCTCTTGTAGTTCCTTTGCTGTTATAACACGCTCAAACAAGTCTTTCATTTTAATACACCTCTTTTACTTCATAGTCAATAAAAATATCATTTTTATCATGTAGCGGTTTGAAATAAGCTTTAAATTCATAATCAGGATAAATATTTTTTAATCTAACTATCCAATACTTAGCACGTTGGACCATTTGTTCCCAGTCTTTTGCTTTGTTGATATCTTTGTTAATTGCTTTTAAATCATCAATAATTGTCATTTTTCGTACCCTCCTTTTAATAAATTTACCAAACCTAGAATAAAACAACCTATACAGCATAAGAACCAAACTCCAAACAAAGAGCTATCTACGCTTGCTACAATTCCAAACATAGCTGACATTATCCAACAAACAATAAACATATTCAAATACCTCTTTCTTTTTATCTATGCTTTAATTATAGCTGAAAATATATTACAATTCAAGTTATCAAATATTTCTTTTTAGTTACTTTATTTTAGGTAATAATTGCCCTTGCCTTTTTGGTTAAGCCCCTAGCCCCTAACGTGTCTTGTTATCCCAGCAACCTAAAGAACAAGTAAACAAATTTCATTCTTGTTATATAATAGATCTGTCAGACTTCCAAGCGTCACGGAGTGTTTTAGTTCACGACACTCATGGAACTCACAAGATTTCATTTAATGCTAACCTCTAGCCTTTTTGTATGTTATTTCAATTTTCAATTAGTCGTCCTTTTTAGCAACCATAGACAACTCAAGGCAAATCTTGCAAAGACTTTCGATAATTACTAGCCTATTCGGTCTAGTGTTCTCTACCCCTAAACTGTTAACAAGTCATCAGATAACAGTCGTTAAATTTTTGATATATTTATTATAACATACGATTTTCCAAAATCAAGTAAAAAAATCAGGGTCAAAAATAGAAGAATGGCTCAACCGTGGGAATAGTCAGGAATATATTATTTTTTGGTTACAAATTATTTAATCTAATTGTAAGTTATCTGAATCTTTTGTAGGTATAATAAAAGTTATAACTAAAAATGGGTATGCTATAATAATAACATAATCAATGAGGGAGGTAAAAAGCATGGCAGAAAAAAACATCTATTTTGTTAATGATGAAGCAGAACTAAAACAAGTATTAGAGTTTATTGATAAAACTGACTACGGTATTAACATTGACAAAACACGTGAAGATGTTTATGCAGTCGTGACTTCTTATAGCCTCCCTATTTAAGAGGGCAGAAATGAAAAAAATTTTAGCTATTGACTTTAGCACAGCTAGTAAGAAAGACGAAGGAACAGGGTACGCTTTTAGAAAAGACGGTCAATTGTTTGTCGGTTCTATTAAAGCATACAACGCAAAAAAGAACGCGTGGGAACGTACCTTTGACATTGTAAATGCAATTAAAGATATTATAGATGAGTTTGACTTAAAAGATTATCACATGGCTATTGAAACACCTATCATGGGTAGAAATAGAAAACACAGTATTACATTGGCTAATTGTAACGGTTATTTTATCGGTGCTATTGACGGTCTAGTAAATGGCTATACTTTTATTGACAACTCTAAGTGGTGCGCTTATCATCTTATTTCAGGCAAACGAGAACAACGCAAAAAAGAAAGTCTTGAGCTTTTAAAGGCTACTGGCTTAGTTGATTCTAATTGCAAAGATGACAACATGGCAGACGCTTACAACATCTTAACATATTGTGAATACTTGGGTTAATTGTTCCCTTATAAAAACAATAATAAATAATTGGAGGTGACTCGCTACCTATACCCCAAATGTGAAGCTTAAATTAGGTAAATCTCCACCATTAAGTGAGAATAAAAAAAGCGGTGTATCTCCACCATTAAGTGAGAATAAAAAAATGGAGGTGGTAATATCAAAATATCTCAAAACGGTTTGAACTTAATTAAAGAGTTCGAGGGTTGCCGATTGACTGCTTATAAACCAGTACCGTGGGAACAAATGTACACAATCGGTTGGGGACATTATGGAGTAACGGCAGGTACAACTTGGACACAATCGCAAGCTGATAGTCAGCTAGAAATTGACATCAATACTAAGTATACACCTATGGTTGACGCTTATGTGAAAGGCAAAGCAAATCAAAATGAGTTTGACGCATTGATTTCATTGGCTTATAACTGCGGTAATGTTTTTTTTGCTGACGGTTGGGCAGAGTTCTCACACGCTTATTGTGCTTCAATGATACCGAAGTATCGTAATGCAGGCGGTCAAGTGTTACAAGGTTTAGTACGACGCAGACAAGCAGAACTTGACTTATTTAATAAACCAGTTACTGGTAATTCAAACCAAAATAATCAAACAAAAGGAGAAATTAAAATGTACCTTATTAAAGGACTAGACGGAAGCGGTAAAGTTAAGCATTGGTATGTTTCTGACGGTGTAAGTGTTCGTCATATTCGTACAACACGCATGTTGGAAAACTATCAAAACAAATGGGCTAAACTTAATTTGCCAGTTGATACGATGTTTATTGCAGAAATCGAAAAAGAGTTCGGACGCAAAATTGACATGGCTTCAGGAGAAGTAAAATAGGAGGAGTGAATGAGCTTATTTAATCTCTCACGCAGAGCTGAAGATGTGAGCTTTTCAACTTTCACAGTCCAAGACCCTACAACTGATTTGTTACTAGGTAAACTCTTGGGCTTAGTTTCCTATTTTGATAATGTTGATTATTCGGAAGCGTCCAAACTAGAAGATTTGTTCTATTGGTCTTTGCAAGGTCAAGAAGTGTATCGTGTTTGGTATGGTGGTTTCAAGTATTATGCTCAAAGAGTAAATGCAGACCAGTTTAACATTATAGTCAGAGAACCTAACCGCAGGGAAGTCACTATTAGAACAAGCGATTATGAAATGCTGTTAAACCCTTTCTATGGTGCTAACCCTCAACGGTTTGGCTTAATGTTTGGAATGGCTAGTAATGGTATTGGGCGAAGACTTGATTCACAGGCTCAAATCAAAATCTACTGGAAAACAAAAGTTTCTAGTGGTTTGAAAGAAGTTTGGGACAGAATTAGAGAGCGTCTAACACAACAGCAACAACTTGCTAGAGAGTTCAACGGTGTATCCGTTATTGGTTCAGATGATGATATCAAACAGATTCAGCCTGATTATAGCGGTTCGCTACAAAATGACGCAAATCTTGCGCTCGAAATTGCTTTAAGTGAGTATGGTATGCCTAGAGAATTGTTATATGGACAAAGTAATGAGGTTACTATCATCTCGTTCGCAATTCAAAAAGTATTACCGCTATTAAAACAACACGATAAGAACATTGTTTTCAATCAAGAAAACTTTGTAGCTTATATATCAACAACAGCAAAAGGGGGAAATATTGAAAGTAAAAGCAGTTCGAGGGATAGCGAACCCGTTGGGAACGATTGATTCACACGGTACGGTTATTGAGTCCATTGCTAACGCAGGGGACGGAGTAGATATCCTAAACCGCCATAGAGAAAAAATCGGTTCAGGGTTCTTACATCTTGAGGGGGACAATGTAATCTTGACAGGTTACGTTGATGAAGAACAATACACAGCCGAAAAGATTGAGGAAACAGGGCTTTCAGTTGGCTTTAATGCTAACGGTGTAAAAGCTCGTGAACTTGACGGAGTAGGCTACTACAAAGATGTTACTATTACGGAGGTATCACTAACTCCGTTACCAAGTAATAAAGGTGCTAAAGTGACAAAAGTAAGAGAAGAAGAAAAAGGAGAACAAGAAAAAATGGGTGCAAACGAAACACAAGAAATCATGAAACAAGCGATTGAAGCAGGTGTAAAAGTTCGAGAACTTGAAGCTAAAGTAACAGAACTTAATAAAGAACGTGAAGAACTTAAAAAAGAACGTGAAGCTAATATTCCTAGCGAAAAACCTCAAGACGCAGAACGTAAATTTATGCGTGAACTTGGTGGCAAAATGGCTGAAATGCCAGAACAAGGTTTCTTGCGTGAGTTCGCTAATGCTTCAGCTTTGAACGTTGTCAACTCTCTTGGGTCTATCACTTCAAAATATGCTCGTAAGTCAGGTATCTATGACGGTGCGATGAAAGCACGCTTCCAAGGTTTGACACTTGCAGAGGACGGTGTAGATGATACTTTCTTACAAGGTACTTTCAAAGCAGGTACAGACAAAAACAAAGCTCAAACAGCGTCTAAACGCTCACTACGTCCACAAATGGCAGAAGCATACTTGCAAATGGATAAAGCAACTGTGCGTGGTGTAAATGATTCAGGTGCATTGTCTGAATATGTAATGTCTGAAATGGTAAACCGTGTTATTCAAAAAGTGGAATACAACATGATTCTTGGTTCTGCTGACGGTTCTAACGGTTTCTATGGTTTGAAAACTGCCACAGACGGTTGGACAAAACAAATCGAGTATACAGACTTGTTTGAGGGTATTACTGACGCAGTTGCTGAATGCTCAATTTCTGACTCAATCACAATTGTTATGAGTCCGCAAACTTTTGCAGAGTTGCGTAAAGCTAAAGGTTCAGACGGACACTCACGATTTAATGAGTTGGCAACAAAAGCTCAAATCGCTCAATCGTTCGGTGCTGTTAACCTTGAAACTCGTGTTTGGATGCCTAAAGACGAAGTAGCGGTATACAATCACGATGAGTACGTTCTTATCGGAGATTTGAACATGGAAAACTACAACGACTTTGACCTGCGTTATAACGTTGAACAATGGCTTTCTGAAACTCTTGTGGGTGGTTCTATTCGTGGTAAAAATCGTTCAGCATACCTAAAAAAAAAGGGTAGTTTAGGTGTCTAAATAAGAAAGGGAGTGAAAAATGGCTGAATTTAATATTACAGACCGTTATGCTCAACAAATTAAAAATGTGACTAATGTAGAGGGACTTGGCAACATGTTCCCTATCTTGTCACGTATCCCTAAAGTTGGGGCTGATTTGTTGCAGTCGGTCAATCTAACAGGTTTTCCTGAAGCTAAAGAGCAAGGGCAAACTGGTAGCGTGTTAGATGTAAATGAAACAAGTTATAAAATCTTAACGCCACGAGGTTTTGGTTTTGGTATTAATCTTTCTGATTCAGGTAACTTGACTGCTGACGGTGTACAAAGTACATTGAATACAGTACGAGATACTTTGTATCAAACAATCGAAAGTCATTTAATTTGGGGTGGAGTTCATAGCTCAATCGCTTCAAGTTCAATTGTTGGGGCTGTCAAACAGAAAGCAAGTGCCGATAAGTTTTCACAGTCAGGCGACGACATTCTTCTTGTAAAAGAAAATGATTTCACACCAGTTGTCAATGGAGTAACTAAAATTGAAACTTTGAGCTTTAAGCACTATAATGACGGAAGGGATAACACTTTTAACAAGGTGCTCATTAACCCTTATAAGGGAGTTCTTGCAGGGGACTTGATACCACAATTCAAAGTGACTAAAGATGTTCGTCATAATAAAGTACAAGTATATGGTACTATTTTAGTTTGTGGTGGTTTCCTTAATGACGGTGCTATTAAAGTTTGGAAGTAGTAGGAGGAAAAAATAAATGGCATATACATCAAAAAATGAATTGACACACGGTCTAGGGTATGGGGTAGTGTTTACAGACCCTACTGGAGTAAAACCAGGTATTCCTATTGCAGGCTTACGTGGTATTGAAACAGAGAACAACCAAGAAAATACAAACTTCTATGCAGGATTTAACGCGCCTTATCGTACAATTGCAGGGTCTAAAAACATGAAAATCACAGTTAAGTCGTATGATTTACCTGACGAGTTCGCTATTCACGCTTTAGGGTTTGGAAAAATTGAAAAATTCTTGTATGACGATATAGCTAGTTATAAGCCTTATGGTTTTGCTTATGCTGAACGTTATCGTGACGACGACGGAACAGGTTATAAAGCTACATTCTACCCTAGTGTTCAGGCCACAACACCAAGTGACACAGCGGAAGTGGACGAAGAAAGTCCAACAGGTAAAGAATACGAACACACAGCAACTGTGACAATTTCCGACAAACTTGTAGTTTTTAGTAAATCACGTTTGTTTGTTAAGTTCAAAGTTTCTGACGCAGAATTGGCAACTGGAACAAGCGGTCCCGCCTTAGCTTTCAAAAAGTTGTTTACAGATCTCAAACCGCTCGCAAGGGAGGACATCAAGGCGTAATTTTTAAGAGTGGAGGGCTTGGAATTAATAGTTCCCACTCTTTTATTTTAATTTATAAGGAGATACACAGATGAAGAAAGAAGATTTTAAATTTGACTTTAAAGCATTAGAACGTATGGAAGATAATGGCATTTACTTTGGAGATTTGAACGAACGTGACTATCACAGTTTGGCATTGTTCTTTTGGGCTTGTTCGCCACAGTACACACTTGACGAAATTTTAGGGGCTTTAATTGGCGGACTTTTACCTGTTACAGTTGCTGAACTTATGGAACAATTGGTAGACGAAACAAAAAAAGCAATAGCACTAGCAAAGAAGAAATAAGGGAAAACGCAAGAATTACAACACTTGCAATTGTTAGTGCTATGACGGCTTTAAGAATTCCCTATGAAGTATATAGCCATAGACCTTTGGGATGGACATTAAAACTAATTTCAGCGTTGACACCTAAAGAGAAGAAGAAAACAACAGCAGAAGAGCTAAACAAATCGGAACATGTAGAGGTAAAATTATGGCAACCACCAAGCAAATCAAAGGACTAGAAAAGTTCACAGAGAAACAACTTAAGAAAGTTTGGTTAGAAATGGTTGATAGCTTTAATTCTAATCAGAACACAGTCAAACGCAGTTATAAAAGTTCATTGGGTGGAGATTTTTCACGTTACCATGTTAAGTTTGATACTAAGAAAATTAATAAGCAAGTAACACGTTCATACGGTTCACTAAAAAGCGGAAATATTGGTATTATTAACGGTTTTAAAGACAAAGAAGAAAGTTGGAGAATGCTCAATGTCTTGCTTCATGACCGTCACTTACATCAACGTTATGGGCAAACGCTAGTTAAAGCTACTCACGAAATGGACGATAAAACGAAAACTATTAAGCGTAAATTAAGGAGTATAACAAACAATGGCTAAAGAAAAATATGTCATTCAGGCAGAACTGGATACTAAAGGTGTTCTAAGTAGTGCTAGGGAAGCACAAAGAGAAATCAACAACATTGGTCGTCTAGCTAAAGAAACTAACAAGAACGCTCAAATAACAGGTTCTGTGACTATGAAAGATAAAGGTATTAAAGAAACTCAAAGAGCTTTAAACCTTGCAAAACAGAACGTAGATAATTTAACAAAGGCACTTGCAAATGCTAAGATGTCAGGTGCGACACAAAAACAAGTACAGGCATTAGAAAGCCAGTTGATAAAGGCACAAACTCAAGCGACTAGACTAAGCACAGAACTTTCAAAGATTGGTTCGAGCAAGAAGTTCAGCTTTTCAGGTGCGTTTGATAGCGTCAAAAGTTATGGTTCTAACATGCTTTCAACTTTCTCAAAAATTGGGAACGTTATAGGCGGAGTTAATGCAGGAATTGGGCTAGTTACTGGTGCAGTTTCAAAGGCTACTGACTTGGTTGGTGGTTTTGCAAACAACTTAATGGACACGTATGATAAGCAAGTTCAGGCACAGAAAACACTTAGCACAACTCTTTCAGACGGTTCTAAAGGTTATGAACAATTTAACAGCCACATTGACAAAGGTAGTTCACTCCTAAAGTCACAAAAGAATGACTTGAATGAATTAGGGGCCACTATCTCTAGTTACATGAAAGTAAGCGGAGATGAAGCTTATAAGACTGTTAATGCCATTAATGCCGTAGGAGATAGCCTAGGTCTAGGAATGGACACACAAAAGCAATTTACTTATGGTTTAGCTCAAGCGTTGGGTTCTGGGACATTACATGCTCAAGATTTCAACCAAATGATGCAATCGGCACTTGGTGCACAGTTCCGTGATATGCTTATTCAGGCAGCGAACGAAATGCAAAACGTAGGAATGACAGCTGAACAATTGCCTGACGCTTTAAAAAAAGGTAAAGTAGAAGCAGACTTGTTGGCAAATACATTTGGCGATAATTGGGCAACCAAAATGGCTAAAGCTCAAACATCATTAAAAGGTATTGAGGTTTCTACTGGTGGCGTAAAACGTATGTTAAAAGACGGTCAATTGAGTGTACAAGATTTTACAAACGTATTTGGTGACGGCTTCACAAGTGCATTAGTTAATGCCATGAGTGCAACAAGTGACGGAGCTGTTACTATGGAAAACTTCAAGCAAAAAATGGAAGATGGAGTTTTCAGCACAGAAGTTATGAATAGAGCCATTGAATTGTTCCAACAAAAAGGGGAGCAATTGGCGTCAAGCGGTCCTAGTACTTGGGGACAAATTAGAGAGATGATCTCTAACGGTTTCAATACAAGTGCTTTGGACGGTTTCCGTAAAGGTTTAGGCGATACAGGCGTTGATATGGGTAACTTGGGGAACAACGCTACAACAATGGCAAGTACTATCGGTAGCCAGTTAGGTCAAATGGCAGGTAAAGCAGTTGGTGCATTAACGCAAATCATTGACAAGAACCATGATGGTAAAGTGTCACAAGATGAAATGAAAGACGCAGTCAATAAAGCTAAAGACGCAGTCGATAACTTCTTCAACAAAATCAATTACGCTTCTATCGGTAGTTTCTTGGGTAAAGTTGGTTCAGCCGTTAGTTCATTAATAGACTTATATAATTGGGCAAATAATGCTTATAGTGCTGTTCAAAATGCATTGAATCTTTCACGTAATGTTGGAGGTAATACAGGTTTACTTGGTCAAGCGTTAGGCTTTAGAAAGAATAGTACATGGGGTGACGCTTTTAGTGACTTTCATTGGTTAAGAAGTAATATTGACCCACTTGGAATTAAAGAACCTACTTCACTAGGTCAAAAAATTCTAGGTTCAAGAAACGGTCAACTACCATTGGACTTACAATTTTTCGCAGGAGGTAGGGAAGCAATCAGCAGAGCTGTCAATGCGATCCAACCTTATGCACGAGCAACCAAAGGAACAACAGCAACATCTAGCATTGGAACACAAGACAACTCACAGCAAGACATCAAAATCTACGTACAATCAAGTGCGGACGGTCGTAGAATTGCTAACGAAATCTATAACAAATTAGAAAGAAATGGGGTAAAACTAAACAAGCGTTGATTTATACTAAAAGTAAATTATACAATAACCCTAGGTGGATAAAAAAGGCACGTGAAGAAAAGAACAGGGTAGGACATTGTGAAAAGTGTCGGAGTACAGAGCATTTAATTTGCCACCACGTTATACCACTACAATGGCAAAATGACATGTTAGAGGTCAACGACTTTGACAAAGAAGTGATAAACGTACCTACCGAAGTTCTTTGTCATAAATGCCACCAAGGAATGGAACGAAGCGGGGATTTGATTGATTACGCTAGAATTATAGCGGAGGGCTTAATATAAGGAGATAAGAAGATGAGTTTAATTCAGGACTGGATAGGTCAAGACAAAGACAATGGCGAAATGATTAAGCTACTAAAAAAGAAAGTGGCTAAAATTGAGCATGAAATAGACTACAAAAAGGCAGATAAAATCTTTAATTTCATTGAGGAGTTTATGACTTTGCCTAATAACGAACGTTTTAAAATCATACCATATCACAAGGCGGTGCTTACTTTGATGTATTGCATTCCTTACCAAATTGATGAGTTTGTTGTTATTGTAGGACGTTCAAATGCTAAATCTATTCTCGATGTCATGATAGCCTTAATTGAACTCTTTTTGTTTCCTAAACCTAATAGTGTCATTGCTTTAATGGCTACTAAGAAAGACCAAGCAGAAAAAATCTTGATGAAACATTTTAGAGCTATGGGCAACTGTCAAGGTACTGTCATTAATAAGTTTAAAAATCAATTCAAGCTGAACAAAGAGCAAATACTTGTAAAAGATAACTCAATTCTAAAAAGCAAAGGTACAGAGATTTCTATCTATGCTAGTAACGAGGATACGCTGGACGGTGGACGTGAACAACTTGTTATCATAGACGAGTTCGGTGCGTTTAAAAAGAACCCTCTTATCACTATTAGACAGGGGCTAAGAAAAAATAAGGGTACGCTTTTTATTTCAACCACAAACAACGTCATTCGTGGCGGTGCTTATGACGATGAGCTTGAAAGTTGGAAAGAATGGGTAAAAGATGATGATTTTAGTCATTGGGTATTCTATTATGCCTTAGATGATTATGACGAAGTAAAAGACAGTTCTAAGTACATCAAGGCAAACCCCGCTTTAGGTTATACTTTAAGTCTTGAGGACATTCAAAAGGACTTTATAGGGGCAATTGGTAACCCTGTAAAAATGGCTAAAATTATTACTAAACGTTTTAATTTATCAATGACTGATAGCACCACAATCTTTACAAAACAAATTGTAGATAAATGCTTAGTACCTCCTTTAGACTTTGAGGGTCGTTTGGTTGCTATTGGTTCAGACTTTTCCGTTCGTGGCGATGTTTGGGGTACTGTGATAGGTTACAGAGAAAATGGACACTATTATTTTAAAGCTATCCCTATCATGCCAGAAAGTGCAGAAGATAAGTTTAAACACTTAGGGGAAACAGTAACACACGAGGGCATAAATAACATGACAGATGAAGCGTGGGACGCTTTTATGAGTGCTATGAACGGTAGTGTTCCTATTGCGTTGAATTACGACCCTAACTATGCTAAGAATTTCATTGATAAATTTGAACAAACTTATGACATTGAATTTTATAATAAAGTTATGCAGAACAGTTTCAAGCTATCAAATACCCTAGAAGCCACTCAAAAGCTCATGGAGGAGGGTAAAATTCATTTTGATAGTAAGTTACTAGCGGTTCATTTAATGAACGCAGAGACAAAAATAAACGATTTTGGGCTTATGCGTATTATTAAAAAAGGCTACACAGATAAGATTGATTTGGCTGACGCTTTAATCAACTTGATGTGGTGGTTCTTAGAAAGTGAAGAAAGTGAGGACTATTTCATCTAATGGCTATGACAGAAGAAGAAAATAAAAAAATGCTAGAGGCATTAAAGACACTAGCGTTTGGAGGAAAAGAAACAAAAACAGTTATCCAATATAAAAACAACGCAAACGGACGGAAAACAGAAACAGGGCGAACAGTTACCGAAGTAAACAAACTGCCAGACCGTTCGGCATTGTTGAAACTAATGGAGATTGAGGGAGTTTATGTTGACGCAAATGTGAAACTTAAACAACAAAAAGTGGACGAAGTAAGCACAGAAAAAGAACTAGTAGACTTAGTGGAGGGCTTAGCAATAGAATGACTATTTTTAAAGCGTATTGCTGGAATCCTAACACAGGTAGAGATTTCACAATTAAAAAACCTAATTGGAACATTGTACAACGTTGTTCTTTGAAGAGTATCGAAACAATTCAATTTTTGCCACAACACATCTATTTGTTAGACGGAACGACAGGTCCAGAAACAAGCAAGCGTTGGCAAAGGAAAAAATGTCCTGATGGCTGGAATAGACCATATAGTTATGGTTCTATTGTCACTAAACCGCAAGGAGAGAATAAAATAAGCGGTATTGCTTTTTGTACAGATTATGAAAGAAAACAATATCCTAGCTTATACCCTAACTTTATAACACCTAACCTCGCACAAGGGCAAAAATATGGCTTGTCAGGAACTTTATACAATCCAGGTATAAATGTACTAGAGGTACGGTTAAAATTGCTATACGGTACCAAAAATGAGCTTGTAGGTACATACCGAGTTCAACCTCATCAATACTTAGATGTAAAAGAAATTTACACGCTACCTAGTACGGAAACGGTTGAAAAGTTTGGTATAGCTTTTGAAGTGGCACAAACAAGCGATTTTGTACAATTTGAAGTGTATTTGCCTAAAATTGAACAAGGTGGAGAGGTCACTCCGTTTGTTGAGGATAGAGATGAATTTAATGGCTATCGAAAAACCAACACAGACGACGGAGCGCCGCCATTTACAGGGACTTATGAGGGTACACCACCACAAAGTACCGATTATAAAGATTATATTTGGGCAGGTTCTAAAACTGATAAAGAACTCTTTTACTTAGAGGAAAGAGGAATTTGCAAACAAGACGCCATTTGGTGTTATAGTCGTCCATTAGGTCAGCGTGTATTGATTGGAATTGATTTAGATACTTATGACACCGAAGCAGGTAGAACACTCAAATTTCATGTTTTGAACGGAAATAAGGGCATATTTGATTTGACTGGTAACATCATTTATCCCGAACAGTTCACAGATAAACGTCAAACTTTTGACAGCGATACAAAGGCATGGGCAGATAACCAAGAACCGTTATATGTTACAGACGCAAATACAGCAATAGATTGTACCTTCGGAGAAATGGCAAGTAACATCATAGAGGGTTATCATTACCGACAAGCAGATAAACGTTATAGAGTGGACGAGTTACTTCGTTCAGCAATGGTTAACACAGGTTACAACATGGGTTCTTATTGGGCTGATTGGAACTTTGATAGCTACGCGAATGAAATGCGTGCAAGTTATAACATTGAGAATTGTAGGATTAGTGAAAAAACAAATTATAGTTCTATGAATGAATGGACTGGAAGCGTGTCTTTTCCTACTGGTGTTGTTTTAGCACCTTATAAACCAAAACTAAATGAAACGGACACTAAAAAACTCAAAGGAGTTTCTAGTGCAACAAGTATTTGGGCTACTGGTGTATTAAGAACAGAGCGAAGTACAGAAGATTGGTTTAGAGAATACGAAAATTCAAGAACTAGACCAGTACCAACGCAAATTCTTTTTGCTAACTATAACACTAAAAAAGCATGGTTATTTCAACAACAAACCAACGGAACGTGGAGCAAAAGTGGAGAATTCACGATACCAGGAAGCGGCACAGCATTCGCTAGAGCTTGGGGTATTATACCAAAAAATGGAGAATTGAAAGGTAATGTTATCATGACAGATAAGAATTACGTTGATTTTCCTGCAAACGTTAGACCGATAACGCTAGGAGTGGAAAAACTGTTCCCAGTTATCAAGTATAACGAAGTTAAGTTTAACCCTCAAATGTACGCAACTGCTTACAATACCAAGCTATTTTGGTGGGGGCAAAAAGCAAATGTAAGCAATTTGACTTATGGGGAATGCGGAGTTCGTTCGGTTAATTTTATGACTGGTTTATGTACAATAGAAAGGGTGTACAAGTAAATGATTTCATGGTTAAATTTTGAGGAGTTGCTAATTCACAACCCTATTGAGCTTATTAATTTTAGCAAGAGTAACATACAGGTAGCGTTGAGCAAAAAGCAATATATTGATTTCTTTAGTAATAAAGCTGTTTATATGGGCTTATATTATGACGAAGAAATGGACTTTTGCGTAATGTTTTATGCTGACCCCTTGCAAAGTTATAAAAGTGGAGAGATGTACGCAGAGGGTTATATAGACGTAGACATGAAAATATATAGAGTTAAAGTGTTAAGTGACGTTTCTATTAAGTATCCCCCTAATTTTAACTTGCTAGAGGGGACTAAACACTTTAGTGGAGATTGGGTAAATAGTGGAGCATGGACAAATGACGGAACTTATAAAGGTTTAAGCGTTAAGAAAAGAACTGGAACATGGCAAGGTATTCACAAAAATCTAATAATTCAAAACTCTAATTCTTATACCTTTTCTGCTTATGTCAAAGGTACTGGGACAAACATTATAAGATTTGTGTTTATTAATGGAGTAGAAGATCGTAGTTTAAGGAGAACTTGGACTTCTTCTTTCGCTTGGACGAGAGATGCAGTCACTTTAAAAACTCCAAACATAAAACGTAATGACGTTGTTAACGTTCGTTATGAAATGGTGGCAGGTCAAGCGTTATGGACAGCAGGGCATAAATGGGAAAAGGGGGATAAAGCTACTCCTTACATGCCGAGTGAAAGCGAAGCAACAAGCGTTGACTTTCCTAAGTGGAACGTTACAAAAACAGGTATGCGAGTGAGTCCACAATCTAAGCAAATTACAATGGTCCAAGCAGGTGCATTGATGAGGTGCGAAATTAATAATAACATTTCAGGTTGGACAGACGGAACAACACAATTAGAATACAGCGGTCAAGATTTTGTAATTGACGGTTATGGAATGAGAGGGCTACATAATGGATAGTACAATAAACGGCAAAACGGTACATATAAACAACCCGTTAGACCTTATAGGCTTAGGACGTAGGGAAATCGAGTTTAACATTCATAAAGCAGATTATTGGGAAATGTTCAAAGAAACTATGCAAGTACCTACAATGAAACGTGAAGGGTATAAAAACTTGCTCAAAGGTGGTTGGGTATTTGTTGACCCTTTTAATCAGGGTAGGGATTTGTGGACTAAAGACTACTTCACAAAAGCAGGGGCAAACGCGCCATGTTGGACAGATTTTGGCGGTAGCGGAGATATTTTTGATTATGGTACTTATGAAAGTGGGTATTATAATTTTAAGTGTCCTGATACTAAAGACGCAGAAGACTATACCAAGTACAATCAAATAAACTTTTTAAAACCTAACACCACCTATACTTGGCAATGGGACATGAAGCGAACAACTTCCTCTATAAAGGGAGATATGGAAATTTTTATGGGAACAAGTAGTAACACTATTATTGACTTAACTAAACCTGTTTATGTTAATGGAGAAACGTATCAACAGGCAGAAAATAGTGCTGACGGTTTCGTTAGTTGGAATAGAAGAATAAATAGCGAAGATACAGATTGGCATAAATGTGTTTTCGTATTCACTACTAAATCAACTTTACCAAATACAGGTTCACGCTCCTTACGTTGGAGAGCTAAAAAAAATAGTTCTTGGAAAGTAAAAAATATTATGATGTTCGAGGGTTCTGAACTATTGGGGACTGATTTTAGATTACATGAGCAAGAATATTATGATTGGACTTTCTACGAGGGTAGACAAGGTATGCGTGAAGTGTCCGCTAACTTTGGTTTTTATTACAGCGAAGACTATGCCTTTTGTTCAGCATTTAAAGTTAATATACATAAAGGGTTTGAAACAAGAGATTTTAATCCAGTTACACAAGAGTTTGAATGCAAAGCAGAAGTTGAGAACTTTGCACAAATTGTTAACCCTACAATCAAATACTATCAGGACATTAAGCAAATACCTGATAACGTGAATTGGAATAATACTATCATATACAACCCTAAACCGAACGGAATAGACTACTTACAATGTAAAGCTAAAGGGAACTATATGAGCTTATACAAAGTCAGAGATGACAATTATAGTTCATACGTTCCTAAACGTTGGCAAGCTACATTTTTTGATTCAGTTCCTAACAGTAAATGGTTATATGGTGGTTACTGTTATACTGGTACACTACAAACTTATGAGATAGAAAACTAATAATAAAGGAGAAAAAAGATAATGATTGAAACATTGAGAGCAATTGGCTTAGTTGTATTTATGCAGTTACTTAGTTTAGCACTAGAGTTTATAGACACAGGTACTTTAAAGCCTAATGTTATAAAAAGAATAGCAGTAGAGTTAATAGTGTTGTCKGTGTATGTATCAGGTATGACAGTCTTTAAAGGTATGATTAGTGATGAACTAATAACACTCATTGGAACTGTGTACTTAGCAGTGGTTGTTAGTCATTTGTATAAGTTCTTAACTGATAAGAAAGAAGAAATAGACGGAGGAGATAAAAAGGAATAGTATAGTAGTAGTATAGTAGTAGTGTATATAGTATGATAGTATAGCATAGCAATCGTTACAAAACAAATCTGTAACTTTGTTGTGCTTTTTTTGTTTTATTTTTTATTCAAGTTTAAAGGGGGTGTTATATAAAGGGGGTGGGTTTTCTATC